ATGTAATTCCTTCTAGTACAAGTTTCGGAGCTTTTAGTAGTAGTGCAAATGCAGATGATTATAAAACTACAACTACTGCATACTCAAACGGATCAGCCGGTGGAGTATTTAAGTTAAAAGCTGATGGTAGTTTAGATACAAGTACAAGTGGTAATTTAACACACTACTGGCAAGCTGTTAGAACGACTACTAATACTCCTTCAGACAGCAATACTGACTGGTCAAGAGTAAGAGTATATCAAACATATAGTAATTCTAGTGTTTGGTGTGCTTACAATGATGATAGATATAATGATTATGTAATACATAATGATTTAGTGTGGAAAGCAAAAAGAACACAGGCTTCTGGTGGAAGTCAAGTAGCTCCAAGTGCTACAGCTACTGATTATTGGGAAAGAGGAGATGTCTGCGGAAAAAGATTGAACTCTTGTAAATGTAGATTTGGATTCAATCCTATAACTGCAGGCTCAACAAGTAGCACAGGAAAAGCGACAAAAGACACAGAACTATCTTTACCATTTGGAGGATTTCCAGGTGCAAGAAAGTTTAAGTAAATTACTACCTGAGATATATTCTCATGTAGCAAAAGAAGCGCCAAGAGAAGGCTGTGGAATAATAATAGACGGACCAAAATTTATTCCACTAGATAATATAAGTGAAGAGAAAGATCACTTTACAATCGACCCAAAAGAATTCGTCAAGTATTCGATGATTTCTAAAATATTATATGTAGTCCATAGTCACTACATGCAAGATTGTAAACCAAGTGAGCATGACAAAAATAATTGTAAGGCGGTAGGTATACCATATTTAATAGTTTCCTACCCAGAGAAAAAAGAGTATATTTATGACCCAAGTTAAGTTATTAGGTGAATTAGGCAAAAAGTTTGGAAGCGAATGGACTTCTAATAGTAAATCTATGCGTGATATTTTTAAATTAATTGACTGTCAAGTTGATGGATTTAAAGAGTATTTACAAGATTGTCACGAAAAGAATATTGGATTTACTATACAAAATGGAGATGATTTTATTGATTATGATGATTTGGCTCTTTGTCCTATAAAAGATACCGTAATTATATCAGCTGTTCCAGCAGGTTCTGGTAAAGGGTTAGGAAAAATATTAGCAGCACTAGCTATTGTTGCTCTTATGATTTTTGCTCCAACTGTAGTTTTTACTGAAGGAGTAGGAAGCTTTAGTGCAGCAATGACAGAAGGATTCTTTGCTTCCTTAAATAATACAGGTTTATTTCTTACTTCAATAGGAGCAAACTTAGCAATTGCAGGCTTAACAGAAATGATGGCTCCAGATGCAGGAGATATGACAAGTGACCCTTCATTTTTATTTAATGGAGCAGATAATACAATAGAACAAGGACAACCCGTTCCTTTACTTTACGGAGAAATGAGAATAGGCGGACTACCAATTAGTCAACAATTTTCAGTAGGAAGAATAAAAAATACACAAGGTTATCAATATTTATCAGGTGATACAGATTACGTAGCTACTAGATATGCAGGAAGTAGTTCTGGCGGCACTTCTGGAGGAGCAGGCGGTGGAAGCGCAGGTTCACAGGGTGATATAGATAGCAGACCAAGCACACAAATAGAATAATTATGGCAAAGTATACAAGTGAACCATTTGGAGTTAAATTAAAATCTGATCTGAGAAGACCAGATAAAGATCAATTTGCAACAACTTATGATATATTAAGTGAAGGACCTATTGAAGGTCTTTCTAATGGATTAGCATCTATTTTTGTTAATGATGTTCCTCTAATACAAGCACAAGCCGAAAATATACTTAAACCTAGAAGATTTAAAGCAAATGTAACTGCTGGTAATGGAACAATTACTCATGCACAATTTGGCGAAATTGATGCTTTATCATATCAAAATAGAACTGGATTATCTCTAGGTATAAGAAAAGTTGCAATAGAAAAAGCAGGAGCAAAAGGTACAGGTATAGCTTCTGCAACTATACATGAGAAAACAGTTACAACTTCTTCTGCTTACTTTACAGCTACTATGCTTCAACAATGTAGACAAAGAACTGTTCCTATATATTTAAGAATAGCAGGAGCAGGAGCAAACGGCACAGAATTAAGAACAAGAATAACAGGATTCACTAGTACAACAGAAGTCACAATCGCAGATGTAATTGCTACAACAGTTTCTAGTGTAGATATTTTCTTTGATCATCTTTGTACTCTTACAGCAATAGATGGAAATGTTGGAGTGATATCACCAGCACCTCTTACAGCAGTTACAAGTGCAAATATTCAAGTAAGTAGCCCTGCTATTCATCAAGGATTAGGTTTATCTAATTTATTTAATTTTAAAGATGTAGATGTAGGATTTAGAGTAGGTAATAAAATACAACCTCTACTTTCACCACGAGACAGCGAAGGAACTGCTACATTATTTGCTCCAAATTTACAATTAGAACAAGCAGACTTAAGACAAGCAATAGGAACATCAGGAAATTTATCAAGCGCAACTTATAATGATGACGAACTAGATGAAGTAGACGAAGTAGAAGGTACATCATCAGATACAGTTCTTACTGCAGCAGCAATGGGTGTTACGGCTCCATCTGAAGTAGATGATATACATCTTACTTTTCAATTACCACAGTGTCATGCACTAAAATCTTCATCTGGTGCAAAAGGTCCTTCCTTTGTAGAATTACAAATATTCTTTGAATATAGTACAGATGGTGGAACCAGTTTTGTATCAGAACTTGCTTATGGGCCAAGTAATAGTGATATTTTAACTCGTACAAATACTATAAAAGCAGGTAAAGACGTAAACTTTGTTCTAGGCAGAGGAAATAGTAACATACCAAATAATGGATATATTAAACCAGACAAAGCACAGTATACAAGTTTTATTGAAGAATTTAAAATAGATACAACACAATTTCAACCTTTTGATACATATAGAATAAGAGTAAGAAGAATTACTGCTTTAAACTTTAAAGATGGTTCTTTTCAACATACGAATCCATGTACTTTACAGACAGTTGATAATATAGTAAAAGATAAATTATCTTATCCATATACTTCTTATGCGTCTCTATCTTTTAATGCAAAAGACTTTGATAGTAAAGTACCTACAAGAAGTTACTTACTTAAAGGTAGAAAAGTTAAAGTTCCAACAAACTACTTTACACGAGATGAGACAGGAGCTGCAGCTACATATAAAAGAAATGTAAGTTCAGGAGCAACTGAAAGTACTTATCAAGCATGGGACGGTAATTTTAGAGGAGACGACACAACCTTTAATGAATCATCAGTAAACTATGATGAAGTTTATACAGACAATCCAGTTTGGATATTTTATGACATACTTACAAATAAACACTATGGACTAGGTCAATTTATTGATCCAGAACTAATAGATAAGTATGAATTATTTAGATTAGCAAGATTCTGTGATGAAGAAGTACCTAACGGAGAGGGTGGTACAGAACCAAGATTTACTTGTAATGTATACTTAACAAAAGCACAAGAAGCAACCACAGTATTAAAACAATTAGCCTCTGTATTTAGAGGAATGGCTATATGGGCAGATGGACAACTTACCGCTATTTCTGATAGACCGAAAAAACCTGTTTATACCTTTACAAAAGCAAATGTCAAAGATGGCATATTTTCTTATGAAGGCACAGGTGACAAAGTAAAAGTAAACCAAGTAAAAGTTACTTGGGCAGATCCAGATGATAGTTATAGACAAGCTGCAGAGTATGTCGAAGATACAGAAGCACTTATTGGAGATACAAATAGTCCTAGACTAGTAAGAACAGACCTATTAGCTTTTGGTACTACATCAAGAGGTCAAGCACATAGATTAGGTAAATGGAAATTAATTAGTGAACAAACAGAAAAAGAAACTGTAAGTTTTACTTCAGGAGCAAATGTAATAGGATTAAAACCTGGAGATATAGTTGCAGTTCAAGATGCAGATAGAGACCGAGCAAGTTATTCTGGACGTGTTTCTAATACAGGTACAAAAAATACAACAACAATCCCACTAGATAGAGATGTAGTAATTCCTGCTTATAGCTCATCGTTTCCACCACAATTATTACTCATCTATCCAAAAGGTGGTGCATATTTAAATCAAGACAGTGCAACAATTAGTAGTGTTGCATATTCAAAAGGAGACTTAATACCTGCTATATCGTCCTCTACTGCAGCCGCAAACTTAGTTGATGACTCAAATAATCCTGTAGATGTTTATTGGTCAGAAAATGCAAGAATAGAATCAAAAACTGTATCAAGTCCTGGAACAAGTGGAGGAACAGTTAGTAGTTTAACAGTATCAAGCGCATTTAGTGCAGTTCCAGACGCAGAAGTAATGTGGAGTCTTAGAATATTTAATAGTGATGCAACAGAAGCAACAGGTACAGTAAAAGAATATAAAATAGTTAGTATAAAAGAAAGCGAAGAACAACAATACGAAGTAGTAGCAGCAGAATATAATATAAATAAATTTGATAAAATAGAAAGAGGATATTCAATTGATCCAAGACCAAATACAACTTTCCCAAATCCAGAAGATGAAGTACCTTCACCAGATAATATAATAGTAAAAATAATTCCTTCTGAATTTGTAGATGAAGGCGGTACTAATGGTAACTTCTTTAGATCACATGACGCAAATATAACTTTTGACTTTCCAAAAAATAGTGATGGTTCAAGATATGGATTTGTTAGTGGATTTGAAGTAACTCATAATTTTAAAGGCAAATTCATAACTGAAAGACTAGATACTCAATCACAAGGACTAACCATTGAAAATGTTAATGGTGGAACATATGAAGTATCGATACGAACAATATCAAGTATAGAAACTTTCTCTTTAGAAAATAAAAGAACTTATACATTTAATGAACTACACTTTACAAATCCTTCACCAAAAGGTAAAGAATTATCAGTTAAA